GTACTATTCATGCAGGAGAAAGTTTTGGATTAAGCGATGAAGAAGACGAAGAAACATACACACATCATAGTAACGCTTACATTGATGAGGAAAACATCGTTGTTGATGGTGATGATAGTGTACCGATACAAAATTTTGATAAGGTGAGGAACATTGTAATCAAGCAGCGTATCGTCGTAGTTAGGCCAGAATATTCGGCTGGTGCTGCAATGTATAAACACTTGAGTTCTATGGCTAGAGAAACGTTCGATTTTGCCACACGAGGAGTTCAATATATATGGGACGAGTTGCATTATGGTACAAGTTTCTTCTCTCACGTTCTCAGAAATATTCCATTGATAACAGGAGCTATAATAGGAGTCATCGGAGCAATTAACATATGCTACGATTCGTACAAAGGTAAGGAGAAGGTGAATTCAGGAGAGAATGATAACACCAAAATGACAGCAAGAGTTCGTGTAGCAAAAGTTAATAGTGGATTGGATGATGCAGAATTTTTGAAGAAAAGTGTCTGTTATGTTACAGTTAAGAACAGATTTACACATGGTATTTTTGTCAAAGGAAATGTCGTGTTGTTGCCAAGACACTTGTTATGGGACAGAGGATCTTATGAAGATGAGTTGCATTTTGTAGAAGACGGAACACCTATGTCTTTGAGAGTACCAGGAATGCCTAAGTTTGATTTTAAGTTTGATCATACAAGCGTATTGAAAATAGCAGACAGGGTTGATATGGTTTTGTATAAGATGCCTCCACAAGTACACGCAAGGCCAGATATTTTAAAACACTTTTGGCAAGGAGAAGAAGTGCTTGGAGGTAGAGATGTAGTAACACATCAAATTAAGCAAAACCCAGAGAGAATGGTAACATTTTGTGGTACGGTTGAAAACGATAACATCATCGTTGAATCTGCATTTGAAGCTCCAGGAAAACCAGAGCTTGTTTATACACACAGTTGTATAACTACAAAGACCCCGTCAATCATGGGTGATTGTGGTTCGCCAATAATAGCAACTAGTCTTAACGGACCTAAAATAGTAGCTATTAATTCAGGAACTGTGTCTAGATGCGCATTTAATATAATCGTAACACGACAAATGTTGGAAAAGGCTTTGAAAAACGAGGAAATTTATTGCAGAAATAATGTCATAAATGGAGGTAGATTGGCAACATTTAAGGAAAGTGTAGAACACATTGCTGTTAATACAAAGTTGTGGAGAGTAGGTGTACCAGATAAGATCATGGTACCACCTAGCAAAACGAAAATAACAGAGTCAACTTTACACAACATGATTGTACCAGCAATTACAAAACCATGTATAATAAACATGCGAGATCCAAGATTGAAGTCAAACACGTTTCAAGATAATATGCTTAAATATGGAAGTCCAGCTTCCGAACTGCCTGATAAGTACAAGAGAGCAGCTAAGCATGTTTGTGAAACGTTAGAGAAACAACGAACAACGAGATTGAGAAGAGTTTTAACAATACATGAGGCTATAAATGGAGTGCCTAATTGTCCATATATAACACCTTTGGAAATGACGACATCACCTGGAATACCATGGGTGCACAACGGAATTGTAGGAGAGAAACGACAATTATTCAACGGAGAACCAGGAAATTATGTTCCTTGCCCAGAGTTGTTAGAGCAGATTATTTGCATGATTAACGACTGTGAAGCAGGAGTATACCCGGATATACCATATTTAGCCACAATAAAAGATGAGCGAAAACCTATAGCCGATGTTGATAATGGAAAAAGTAGATTGTTTACTATCCCAGGATGTGCTTTTTCGATAGTTATGAGGATGTATTTCTTGCCTATCTTGGCACATCTGTATCAATGCAGAGAAGGTACATTTGTAACTATTGGAATGAACAAATCATCCATGGAGTGGGATCAAATGATCAGATATTTACAGGAAGTAGGAGATCAATTTGTCGATATTGACTATAAAAAATTTGATACAACAGCAGAAATTAATGTGGTTATGGCGTTAGAGGAATTCTTCACGCCAGAATATATGTCAGCAATGGAAAAAAGAGTAGCCAGAGTTTTATGGCGATATGATGCACAGGCTTTAGTACAGTTTGAAAAATCAATATTTGCATTGCCTACAGGTACTTGTTCAGGTTCAATTTTGACAGCACCCAAGGGTAGTATGATTAATCAAGTTTATTTGGAAACAGCTTGGCAATATTTGGTACCGGAGTCTATGCAAGACTTGCGATGGTTTGACAAATTTGTTAGGAATAAAAATTATGGAGATGACTTGAGTATGGTAGTCCATCCTCAAGTGATAGGAATGTTTAATGGAGAAACAATTGCAAAGTTTTTAGCGCCTTTTGGAATTCAGGTCACACCCGGAGATAAGGGAGATAAATTTGAATTGAAAACTGTTAACACCTTTACGTACTTAAAGAATAAAACACGAAGTATGGAAGGTATTTGGGTTCCTTTACAACAGGACCCATTAGAACAGATCAATTGGATACGACAGGATTCAAGGAGTGAAAGCGCAGATAAACTTACGGAAGACAACTGCAACAGTGCTTTGCGAGCATTGTTTTTCTATGGTAAAAAGGATTTTGAAATGTACCGTAATGCGATACTAAGACATAAAAGTTACAGCTTGATATCTTGGGACGCACTTTACGATGAATGGAAAGGAACAGGAAAATTGGAAGATTACGACGGGACCTTTACTTTTGGTAAAGCACATCATACGCCTTTAAGTAGAGCAGACAACTCACAACTAGTTCCCACAAGTGAAGAATTGCAGGAGTACAAGAAAATGAAGGGAGAACAAACAGTAGCACGAGCAACATTTGTTAATGTAGGAGAAGGAAATACTGGCACTATGGATAGTCCAGCTGAGATTAAAGACGAAAGTGTAGGTGTCATTTTGTCACAACAAAAGACACCAGCCATCGTTTCAAGAATCGAAAACAAGGCAGTGGCTATGAATACAAGAGCCGAAAAATACAATTCAGATCAAGCTTTTGATCTTGAGATGATGTTGGAGAGAAACAATTTAGTTGATACTTTGACGTGGCCTTCAACAGCCGCTCCAGGTACGGTCATTAAAGCTTACAATTTATTGTCAGAATTATTGACTTCACAGATTGCTTCAACACCATTTACTAGATTTCATTTAGCTAGATTTGATAAGATCGTTATTAAAATTAACGTCATTGCCAATCGATTTTCAGCAGGTAGACTATTAGCGTATTATTTGCCAACAATGAGAGATAAAGCTGACATAACTGCAGCAGCTTATTCAATAGAGTCAGCAGTTTATTTAGGAGCCTTGTCTTTAGATCCAGCCGAGGCTACCGTGGGTAGTATTGAAATTCCATTTACATACCCGAGACAATATTTGGATTTGGTTAATGCGGATTGTATGGGCCAATTGGTATTTATTGTTCAGAATGCTTACATACCAGGCACTGGAGGAGCACCTCAGTGTGATGTAAAGATTTTCTTCAATTTGAATGAAGCTGAATTTAAACAACCAAGAGCCGATACAACCACGTATACTTTTGCCAAGGATGCGATACGAACAAAAGCGTCGTTTATCCATTCAGGTATTGTAGGAGGACTGATAGATCAAGGAGCAGGAGCCTTGAAGGAGTTAGCCGATAAGATACTTCCCAACGAGTTGATAGCAGACACGTTTGGTGCAGTTTTGGACGCACCGCAAGTTGGAGAGCAAATGCCAGTCATTGTGAGAAAGGAAGTTCCTTATATAAACCACACAAAGAATTTTCAATATGTTGATGTTTTAACAGCAGACCCAAGTTCACAACAGTTCGTAGATGCTGAAGTCTTTTCTGCAGGCGCAGACGAGATGGCACTTAAAACACTGTTTGAGAAGGCTAGTTATTATACTACCTTCCCAGTCAGTAGAACTGATAACGTCGGAAAGCTGTTATTTAGTGCAGCAATCGGACCACTTTTTGAGTGGTACGGAGCTACACCGAACGACACCATCACTTTGATGTCTTATGTGTCCAGTATGTTCACATACTGGAGAGGAGGAATTACATTCTTTTTTGAAGTGGTATCATCCCAAATGCACGAAACCAAGATCGATTTTTGCTATCACCCACATTTAGCCCCTGAGACAGCAGCGGCTTTGCCATATAATTCAAGACTGTCACAGTACATGAAAACTGTACACATCCGTAACGCAGGAAACATCTTTGCCGTTACCCTACCATACCTTGGAGACTCACCAGTGAGAATCGTCCAAAATGGTGGAACATTTTCTGATGATGTATCTGTAGATGCACAACGTTTTATGGACTATTTTAATGGTTCACTAACCGTTTCAGTTTCAGCGCAATTAAACGCACCTGAAACTGTTGCACCAGATATAGCTATCAATGTTTATGTTCAACCAGCAGATGATTATCAATTGTTCATGAATACAATGAACAATGCTAGTATTCAACCGATTGTAGCGAAACCAACACGAGATTTACGCAGAGTTAGAGCACGTAATGTTCACTCTGGTACAATGGATCGAAATTTGAAATGGAAACAATTGGAAAGAACGGTATTAGGAGTAGGAGAATGTCGAGCTTCAGACATAAAGAAATCACAGTTCGGAGAGCATTTTACATCGCTTAGAGAACTAATGAAAAGAAGGAAAATCCAGGAAGTAATAAGAGAGGAGATACCGGATTGGACAACTGTCGATGCTAAAGTAAGATCAGGAGTCTTGCCCATGATAATCCCTATCACGGGAAATGTCACTGATGGCAATTTGAGAATGACACCAATAGCAAGAATTGCTGCTATGTATCGATTGTGGCGTGGCGCTTTGTCACACATGGTCAGGATTAAGATATCCAGATACGAAGCAGGACAGCACAATCTATCCGAAGTTCCATTCACTGCGTATATAACACCAGTGGTGGGTGAAATAGATCCGACCATACAAGCAAATTTTGTTGATGACAGAATCCAAAATTTGCATCCGTCAGCCATCGTTACGAACAATCAAGTTGCTGAGTTTAAGGTTCCATTCTTACATAATAGAACAACATCAGTTGTTCTTAAAGAATGGGATTTACCCACCGGCTTGTTTGAGGCGAACGATTTTGACGAAACTGTATTGATAGTCCAAATCTATTTTCACACACCTGAATCAATGAATGGAAACGTCAGTATTGACGTCGAACACATCATCGGATTTTCAGATGAAGCATCTTATGGAACTTTTGTCCAGGTTCCAAAAGTATTTGTCGATAATATATCACCAGACAAATGGACAGGCACACCCCCACGCGCGGCCCGCGGACGTAATACCCCCGGAGTGGCGATAAACAGAACACCAAACACAGTATTACAAAAACAAACCGGACCATTATCGTTTTTTAGAGCGACGTAATGGACGTAACACAGTTAAGGAAACAATATTTATTTATTAGATGTCACAGTTAAGGATTTATTTATTATTTTTATTTCGTATATAATAGCTTCTTAGGCAATGGGCCGATCTTGAAGGGTCAGCACGCAAGTGTCTCCACTTAAGAAGAACACCATTCATGCTAGTAGTTTAGGCATGATGTAGTAGTTATACATTATACATGAGAGATAAGCAAGGACGCGATTGCGCCTATGCTTCTGTGTTTGCTTTAAAACAAAGATGTATAGGCGTTGTCGTTTACAGTATTTATTTATTTTATTATTCG